AAACCACTACGTACTAGGTCGTCAACCTAGAAGATACATAATGGGCCGGACCCACCCCCCCTGCGTTTCAGAGATGTGGACTCTTTACACGTCATCTGACTTTACCGACCAGCACCAGGTTGTCAATAGGCTTATTAAGGCCGAGCTACGCGCGGATACACGGGTTTCCAATCCGTGCCGTTTCGCCCCCTGGTGTTCTGCCTAGGCAGTACTTGATGGCCGTCTGACGACACCACATTTACTCCTATGCGCCCCGCGCCGACCCGAAGGCCGGGGGTGGCCACGCGCGATCAGGAAGGCTGACTTTAAAATCAGTCCTCACCAACGAACCACCTAGGTAGTTCCCTGATCGCCCGGTCATACCTCATCCCGTCATAATCGGCCGGAACCGAATATGACTCCCGTTTCCCTACCTTATCTACCTTTAAAGAAGCTAGCTGACAACGGTAAGTCAGCAGCGACTTCAACTTAAAAGTCCGGTAGATAAAGGTTGAACGTACTCGGCCCAAACTAGGGCTGAATACGTCCCTCTTACCCCCCCCTTCCCGACCGTGCTGGAAGAGAAAATCTCGCAAAGCGAGAATCTCGTCACGATCGGCTTTGCCGGCCACCCTAACGAGGCCGGTAGACAAAGGAACCCGCTCAGGAAGCGGAGTTGGAATCCTACGCTGACGAAACTGCCGATCACGGCAGAACGCAGGGTAGGAAGCCAGGTGCAAACCCAGCTGGGAAGGGGTAAGCCCCCAGTGCCGACCGATCCTGGACCGGATAAAAGCATCCGTCCATTTCACGCTGCCCCGAACTGCTGCAGACATATGCAACATACCGGGGAAATCGGTCAGCGCTCCACCTCTCCTAAGATGGCGAATCTCACGCCATCTTCCCTTGCTCAAGAGAAAAGTCGTAGAGCAAAGCTCAACGACCGTCTCAGCCCGGATCGTCTTAAGATCATTCAGAACATAACCTGAAGGATAATTAGACGCCGGGACAGCCTCCGATGCCGATATTAGCGTATCGTCACCGAAGACAAGCAACCCTGCGCTCTGATCGAAGCGGGATGCCCAAGAGGCAGCCAGCCAAGAATGCAGGCACAGGAGGGGAAAGGAGAGGTAGCCCCCCATCATCTGTCCGTGACTAACCTGCTCGACTCCCAGAGGACAGTCGACGAGCGGGTACAAGGACTCGAAGGCCAAAACCTTCAGAGCACCAGGTACCCGGGAACACTTCGCTAAAAGTGAACCCAGGATAGCCTCTGTCACATCAAGTGACAGATTGTCCGTCGCGGAAACAAGGTCAACCGACGTATTGACCCTGCCGTTACAGACAGATGATATCTTCTCTTCTGTCGGTGGTCCGACAAGGAGCCATTCTGCGTTCCTCTCAAGATGACGGAAAATCATCTTATGGAGAGGGGCAAGGAGGTCGACCCGCTCATCAAAGATGAGCAAAGGCCTACATTTACCCGCAGAAAGGACATCCTTGTACCGGGCAGTCAGGGGCCCCACGTCATCTGGGCCCCTGATGCATTGCCGACAGAACTCTTTCGAGCGGCCCATCCAAAGATGGTCCGCTCGCTGCTTGGACTTGCGAGCAGTCGCGTTGGGCACATGTGAATAGACAAATTCATCATATGAGCGATCCCAACCGCGGTAAAAGAGTTTAGCAACCTTCAGTCGACAAAACTGAAGGTACTCAGGAGAAGAGGGAGGAGGGGAAGAAAACGCACGAGCCTCCCAGCTCGGGCGTTGGGACGGAGTGTGGCGAACGCAACCGCGGGGCAGGTTGCGCTTAATTGAACTGAGAGATTGGGCAAGTTCCCACCTCTCATGTCGCCGCAGTCTCTGCAAGTCACAGAGACCGTCTATTCCACGGTTAACGGTCCGCCGTGGAAAAACTACAGAGGCCCGCTCCTTGCCCTGTAGTAAGAGGTATGACAGGTATCGCGACAACTGCGCGACCTCAAGATCCGGAAGCTCAGAGTACGGCAAGCCGTACCTGATCCGAATAATCTTGAGGGCGTTGCCCACGATAGCCTTCGTATCCCGAATGTGACGAGCACATTCGAAACACGGCTTATCCCTACAACCGCTGGCGGAGTTACGTAGGGAAACCCCTTTAACGGGGGGGAGCCGGCTACGCGCCGATGGAAGACCCATCGACCACGAGGGGAACAGAGGAAGCCGCGAGGCACTCAGAGTTCTCCGTTGACTTAGCG